CTGTTCTCGATGGGTATCAGGGAACAAGTGTGACACCAGAAACATCAGACATATTATTCGCGGAATTTAGAGGTCCAGAAATAAAGAATATGTTACAGGCGTTGGATAAGATGCCTTTGACAAGGATTGAGTTGGAAGAGTTGCTAGAATGTGAGGTAAGTGATGAAAATATACAAAGGGTGCAGTTAATGGGAGCAATAATAGCATTTGTGGGTTTTTGTAGAACGGACATGCAATTATCAGTGATAGCTCAAGTCTCCGATGAATATACAATGATCATGGCTGATGAAATAATGAAGAGGGATAACATATCAGAGGATGAAGCTATCTTACGCGTTCCGAAACCTCCAGCTCCGTATTCAGAGTTTCTGAAGTCAAATTGGGCGACGATAATGAGGACAGCGACTTTATCAAATCATCAGTTGTTAGACTTGAATGATATGAATAGGGCAACTAGGATTCTTGATTATAATGAGCATGTTAGATTGTTAAGTGGAATGATGACATCAAGATCAGCTGGTATGGGAAAAATACGATTTGAGGTAAAAATGCCTGATTATGTAAAGCCTGGGTTTCTAAGAAGTGGAACAATTGAGCAACGTGAGGATGGAAATTATTTTACATTTGATGCAAAATCAAAATCATCACAATTTATGATATATGGTGAGGATATAATGAAAAGATCGAATTTCAAACTTATGGATGAGAGAAATCCAGGGACCTTAGGCTCACGATGTGTACCAGGCCCAAAAGCAACGAGAGGTATATTTGGTAGGCCTTTATCAATTTTTGTTACTGAGAGTGTTTTTGCAAGGCCAGTTTCAGATTATCAGAATGATAAGCGCAGTGGTAATACAGACTCACTTCATAATAAATATATATATACTGTCGGTATGGAAACGGGTAATGTGGTAATCGACCATGCAAAATTGGCATTCTCATCATCAGTAGGGACATTTTTGATAGGATGTGATGATTTCTCAGCATTTGATTCGACTCAAAAAGAGGAAAACAATCGTAGATATGCAAGAGAGGGCGCCTTATCAGTGCTTTCAATGTATGATGATCCTTGGGGTAAGGGTGAACATGAGTGGAAAGGTGGTCTAAAGGAAATGATAAATACATTATGGGGACCAGGCGTATCATATGATGCGGCTTATGAGTTTAGAAAAACAAAGAATGTTCATCGTGAACTCATAGAGGGTGGAATGATATATGAATCATTCACAGAAAGTCAACCAATGATTTCAGATAAGTCGATAGATTTTCAAAAGGAATTCAAATATGTTAAGATTTCAAAAGATGGTAATACATTATATGTGGATAATGTACAATCTGGTGAATACATGACCTTGAATTATAATAATGAGACGAATAAGGCGAATACACAGGATTATACACGAGCATTGACAGAGTCGGATCTGGGAGGTAAGTTTAAATTATTATGTTATCGGATACAGGGTGACGATTGGATAGGTTTTTATGAGATGACATTTAATGCTGTTACACCTGAAGCGGTGGGTAAATTGTTAGAACTGCGTGTGATGAGATCGAGAGAAAATGGGTTAATTATAAATGCTTTAAAATCGAATGCGAGATGTAGAAGTGGGGATTATTTAAAGAAGACTTGGACTTATGGTATGTATGTTCCATTACGTCATGTACAAGTACTAAGCACTGAAAGAGATGATGAAACAGAAAGCATTATTGAAGGGTTAAGATCAATGACATCAACGATTGCCACCATTGTTGCGAGGGGTGGAGTGCATAACTTCTGGTGTAAGTATTTAATTATTTTGTGGGCATTTCAGGGTTCATTATTGTATCATTCTGATGCGATGAAAACGCGAGAGAGTTTTCTGCATTACCTACCAATGATTGGCTTCATGGTACCAAATAACCTGAAGGGATTAGGGAGGTTACC